TTACATTGCACTTAACGATCTCAATTGGTTCTGATTTTCATCAAAGTTACTGTCATCTAACCATGATTCTAATCTCAATTTATTGGCAGGCCATTCTTTATCGATTATTGAAAACCAATTTGTATCACGGTTACGTCCTTTATAAACAGTAGCTTGTCTAAATGTGCCTTCAAACGTAAATCCTAGTCGTTTTGCTGATCTATTCGATGCCTCATTTAAGCTATCACATTTCCATTCATAGCGTCGGTAGTTTAATTCTTCAAATACATACTTCATTAATAAATACTGCGCTTCTGTAGCCTGTCTGCTGCGTTTTAATAATGGAGAATACACAATCCATCCCATTTCAATGACCCTATTCAGATTGTCTATACGCATGAGAGAGAATGTTCCTACTGCTTTTTGTGTATGATTGTCGATAATCGTTAAATAGTAAGGATCAACAGAAGCTATTAACTGTATTAAATAATCTTTAAATTCTAATTTACTCTCAAATCTTTGAAGCAGCATATATGTAAGATTTTCTGGTTCTGATGATGCACCATAAATTTCATATAGATCATCACAGTGCTTAATATTAATTTTTTCTATAGTGACTGTCTTTCCTGAGATTGATTGTATGTTAGGTAGTATTCCAGGTGAATAATCTTTAATCAAATCTCCTACTGGCTGATTATATTCGTTATATCTCATAATTATCCTACTTTCATTTGTGTGTCTGTTGCTATTATATTAAACAATTCCGGATACTCCAAGTATCCGGAATTGTTCAAGTATCTAAAATAAAAAAAGTCCCTCTAACTAAAAGTTAAAGAGACATTAGTACCACCGGTCGGGGTGAATCCCCTAGATTTATCAATGGTTATAATAGAATCGTGACCATTTCATGACCAAAAACATAAAATCCCCTTAAATCCATCTAGGACTTAAGGGGATTTACGATATAAGAAAAAATGATTTTTTATTTGTCTTTAGGAGACATATCTATATAATATCATAATTCGTTAATATAGACGAATTATTTATTTTTCGTATCATCAGCCGAATTTATAGCAAAGTTATATAATGCTTCTGCCTTTGCAAACGGTAAAGTATCTAAACTAGATTTACCTAATCTGATATTAGAAATTGTTGACTGTCTTACACCAGTTTCTTTTTCAATTTGATAACCAGTAATATTACTTGATAATAATAATTCAATTTCTTTCCTCATATTTTTAAATGAATCGCTCAATTTTTTTATATGAATAAATTTATTACAGATATTATTAGTGCAACGACTGCGATAAATAATGATAATTTAATTCTTTTTTCTGTACTCATTTCAACATCTCCCCTTTTATGATAAAATGTTGATAAGTGGTAAAGGGCTTGCGCCCTCTACTTACTTAATCATTGAGTGTATCAAGTTTACGATAGCTGTTAACAAACTTACCAGGGATGTTATTAGTGCTATCCAACTTATACGCTCTTTTTGTTTTTCTTCATTCTTTTTTGAGCGATTCATTACCTCACCTCCATGTATTAATAATACTACATATTATGTAGTATGTCTATACTGTTTATAAAAAAATTTAAAAAAATACAAAAAAATAACCCTACTGCTTATGAGGAGCAGTAGGGTTATATATCTTGTGTGTTCATAATACATACACGAATTATTTAAAAGGTGGAAGTGTTTTTCACTTCCTTCCTATTAATTAGTGTGATTGGATTATAACATATTTATTTATATATTGGACGAATAAACCACATGTTTTGATGGTATGGATGCGAGCGCTTTGTTGCTTTTTCCGTAAAAGTACGTCCTCCACCTTCCCAGTTTTGTTCTACTACTGTTATTTGATTTAGATCAGCAGATAAAACTACAGCAGTATGACCCCAGTGCTTTCCGTATTTATCAATACCAAAACCATATCCCCAAACAACAATGTCACCAGGTTTAGCTAAGAAATCAGGTGTGTTCTTATATACCTTTGCTCTGTTAGTAAAATTGTTCCACGTAGGTATGTCGATTGCCCCTTCACATCTTAGATAGTCTTTGAATAATCTGAAGTAGTACATATTACTTAAATCGACACATTGCCATCCAAAGTAACCATCAAAATCATATCCGTTACCGACTAAACTATAAGCATATTTCACTGCTTCAGCTTCAGTTAATAAACACTCAGTAAATACTTTTTTAACAGGCGCTTTCTGTTTTTTTACAGTCTGCGCCTTTTCTACTTTTTTATTTTAAGTACCTGATTAACAAAGATGTCGTTTGTCTTAAGTCCATTTAACTTCTTAAGTTCAGCAACAGTCATTTTATTTGATGTAGCAATTCCCCAAAGAGAATCACCACTTTTAACTTTATAAGTTGATGTAGATGACTTTGGTTTACTCATTTTTTTTACGACTTTCTTTTTAACAGGTGCTTTTTGTTTTGTTACTGTCTTAGTCGAACCACCATTGTAATAGAATTTAATTCTACTAATAAAGTAATCTAACAATTTTACTTGATTCGCTCTTGTGTTAGGAGCGTTTTTGCCAACGTGAATATCCCACGATCTATGTGGACATGCAGTAGCATAATATTCTCTGTGAAGATTTACCGTGTCGCGATTTACAGGTAAATTATATGATTTTAAAATATCAGCTGCAATTTCAAAACATGCTTCTTCATTCAATTTAAATTGTTCATCAGTCAAAATACCTGGATATGATTGTACTACTTCAATGCCGATTAAATTAGCGTTAGCCCATCTATTAGCGCAATGCCATTCTACATAATCAGTTGGATGATACCATAGACATTCATCTTTATTAGCATACACACTAGCAAATCCATCTACATGTGTTCCATTAGCCTCTCTTTGATACAACCACGAGAGGTATTGTGATGGCGTCATACGTCCATAATCATTATGGATAACTACTCCTGCAATACTATCTTTCTTGCCTGTTAATTTTGAGCCTTCAATGTGCTTAGAATAAATGTGTTTCATCTAATTCATCCTTTCTCCCGTAGGATATATTGTTTCTTCATCTTCGGGTGCATGTTTTAAGTTAGTATTATCAACTTCAATATCTGATTTCTCTTTAACAACTTCAGCACCTTTAAATTCAACTTCACCTTTATCTAACTTATCTTTGAATTCTTGTGCTTGTTGAGCGTTTTTAGTGAAATTGTTATTTTTCCACCAAGCCCAGATAGAAGTAACAATCATCAATATCAATCCTATTTCTTCTTCGTTCACTGGAATAGGTGACATACCTTTGCGTGCTAGATACATATTGATCCACGACAAAATCATTAACACCGTTCTTATCTGTGTGCCTTTATCCATTTAAAAACCTCCATTAAAATAAGCGCTAGGATATATTCCTAACGCTTTAAAGATTCACAATCATTTAATCCATTCTTCTCTTTTATCTTTCGTGCTTTTTCTTCTTCAGTAATATCAATTAACTTCATTAAATCCATGAATAGCCATATTGATACTAAACTCAATACACCGAATGCAATGTTCGGATAGTTGATTAAAAATGATGCATTGATGAATAAATAATAAATCATACCTATAACGTGAACGATTATTATCAGTCCATATTTCCTAGTGAATAGATTAGCTAAATATAGTAGTGATACACCTAAACTTATCCACGCTAAATTATTCTGTGTACCTACCATACCGATGTAAGTATCATAAATGTCACCTGATTTTCCGTTCGTCGAAGTAAAAAGTTCTGGTTCAACAGATAACGTAAACCATACATACAAACTAAACATCATTACAAATATTTCGTTATATTTCGGACTTCGCATTAAACCACCCCCAATTTATTCAGAATGTACATCACAACTGCGCCAACACCTGTAGTGAGTGCAGTTTTCTTTATAGTTTTACTTAACTCTTTATTACTGTCTATGACAGCTTTTGCATCTCCAAGCTCTTCTTTTAATTCTCTGAATTCTTCTTCGACTTTATTGATTCTATCTTCATTACTCTTACTTCGCTCTTGCAAGTTGTCGATACTTGTATCAATGTAATTGAGTATTGCTATCCACGCTTCAGTACCGAGATTATCAACTCGATCAATAAACCTTTTTATCACACGCACATCACCTCGTTTTAATTGCTCATCTATAATAAAAACCCCTAGCCTGTTAAGATAGAGGTTGAGTATTCAACTTTGATTTAAGTTGAATTAATTCTAATTCTTTTTCTTCTAATAAAATTTGGTCTGTTGTTCTAGGATCATCAATTGATTCCCCATCTTTTAATACTAACTTCGGAATAAATCCACTATTATCAATTTTGAGTTTTTCAAACTGTTCAGGCACAAACTTATCAACAATAAAAGCAAACCCTTGTTTATCTTTATGAGTATCACCTATTTCAATTGTCTCAAAAGTACCATCATCTTTAATTGATGCATATGGTATAAAAACTGTTGTACGTCCTGGAATTCTAACAGGCGCACCATCAACCATTTCATTTAATGAATCGTAATTATTTAACATAAACATCTCCCCTATTCATCAAGTGCCATCTTTGTAAACCTGATACCAAATTGACTATTTGCAGTACCTTGAGTATTACCTTTAATTTTTATATAGAAGCTTCGCTCTTTTTTAGTTGGTCTACCTAAATCAATTTTAAAATTACCATAAGGTTCAGCAGCGTTATAGACAAAACCTTTAGCAGTAGGTTCAAAACTTATAATACCTGCAGGTGTTGCAAATTCCTCTACTTTAACAAATATTCCTGCACCATTATTTACTTTCACGTAAAAATTTATGAGTAAGTAACGCCCAGTATGTTTAAAACGATATGCATTTTGAGTATAGTAATCTCCTACTTCGTCGTAAATCCCTTTAGTTGAAACATAAAATGGTCCTTCTTGCCATATCCTATTTACACCACTTGCATTCTGAGAAATGAATGGTGGATCATACGCATAAATAGCATACTCATTATCAAGCATTCCATTTGTCATAGAAGTTACACCGTCTGGACGATATGCAGTAAATCCACCACCCCATGTTGTAACCGTTCCAGGTCTAATCTCAACTTTTTTCTTCGGGTTCCTAGGGTCAGTTGCTATTAATGCATCCCCACTTATAACAAATGCTCCTGTAGTACCTTCAATTGTAATTAATTTAGTATCAATACTTCCTGAAGTAATAGCATCTGCAACAATACCTGCACCACTAATAGCAAGTTGAGGTTCATCGCCATTTGATATAAGCAAACCACGACTATTAAAAAATACTTTTTCATCAGGATTATCTCTGTTTTCAGCAAGAATACCATCAAATTCAGTAAACTTTAACTCAGTTCTAACATTCATTAATAACTGAGTTGCAACTTGCATTGCACTATCTAACATGCCTTTCGAGATTTGTTTCTTACCACTTGTAATATCACTTACAAACTTAGCTGCATAATCTAAGTTAGCTTGATGTCTTTCCCAAATAGGCGCATCTCCAAATGTTAGAATCATCTCTACGATGTCGCCGCTCCCATTTCTTTTTGTCTTAATTGAAATGATTCTGACAGCAGTCGTGTAATCCATGTTAGTAGCCTCAAACATAACTTCATCAGCAATTCTAGGATTAGCATAAGGGAAATCAGGCATGTGTAAGAAATCAGCTTGGAATGTAAGCTTTAAAGAATTATCCACTAAATCTTTTGCTGCTTGCCTTAATTTTTCTTTAATCACATTCGCATCAGATGATGTTTCTTCATTGTTGATTAATCTTAAAGGTGGTGCTTCAAGCTTGCCTATCATCGAGTTACTTGCTAATGGATGTTCATAGATTAAACTCACACCTGCAGTAGATAATGGTTCACCATCGTTAATATCACCGTATGCTCTAACAAATGTATAAAACTCGGTAGCATCTTCTTGTACAGTTACATTACGCATATTAAGATCATCAGATAAAATGTAATCAACCTTACGACTAGCATGAGTGTAAAAATCGACATATTCACCATTGATGATAAATTCAAGTTCCCACAATTCTAAAGCTTCTTTTAATATCTCAACACGATTCTGACCATCACCATAGAACTCCATTTTGACACCGGTTTTAACTTCTCCAATAATTCGAGGGATAAATCCAGTATCTTTAAAAATGTTATTCAAAATCGTATTTAAACTGAACTCACCCTCATGTACTAAGTAATAGTACATTTTACTTAGTCTATGAATCATCAGAGTAATACATTGCAATTCTAAAATTATACTTGAACCTACATTTACTTTTGATACCTGTGTTACAATATATTGATTTTTATCGCTTTCATCAGTCACGCCACTTACTCTCCAGTTAGCACCAATCTGACCTATGATATGCTGATTGATTTCAGACTGAACAATTCTAACTGTGAGAATGTCATCACTTGATAACTGTTTTTCATGTTCTGTTTCAGCTTCAATGATATGTTCTTTTGCTGTAAGGTCTGTTAATACAACCATCTATCCACCTCACTTTCTAGAGAATAAAAGAAGCGATTCATTAAGAATCACTTCTTTTTGTTAGAGATTTTTTTGAAATTAAATCATTTAAATTTTTATTCAATTCTTTATTAATTTTGATGTTCAAATTAGAATCTATATAATTATTTTTTGGAATTTCTATTGAATGATTAAAATTATAAGCTTTCATTAGATTATCAATATCAATGACGGCGCTGCTTTGATTAATATCGTTAATTTTCTTTTTTGCTTCTGCCACATTCTTAGATAATTCTTGCAAATCATCATTCGATGATTCTTCGTTTATCTTATCCGGCAATTTATTTATTACCTCAGTAAGCTCGATTATTTGTTCTCTAGAATTTTCTTTAATCAATTTCTCAAGTGACACAATATATTCTTCATTTAATTGTTTATTCATCTCGAGAACTTCTCTTAATTCTTTAGCACTATTTGTTATATCTACTACTTGTTGTTTTTGTCCTGCAACATCTATCAGAGTTATTAAAATAGCGATCACTGATAACACAATAGAAAGTGCTGTTCCCGAAAACCCTAAAAATAACCATGCATCTTCTTTAGTAAAACAAATAAAAGAAATCAACATTATCATTAATGCAGATAATGCCATAAATGAATATTTCCATCTCAAATTATTTATAAAGTTCTTTTGTTCAACCTTATCCATAAAAATCCTCCTATCATTTTAATTTAAATATACTCTATTGTTCGTAAAATGATAAGGAGAAAATTGATTAAGATGACCACGTTGCTGTTGAAGTAGCTCCTTTATTCAACCAGATTTTATATGTCGTAGTTGAGTTCTTACCACCGTTAGCTCTGTGGAATAAGCCTTTAGTAGCGTCAGCTGCGCCATACGTTACACCGTTGAAGTCGTAACCGTATTTACCATTAGCGTCAGTCGTGAAAGTAATATCAATGACCTTAGGGTTAGGCCAGATATAATCTCCACCAAGCATAGTTACAAGGTCAGAAGCGTTGGCAATCGTATCACTTGCTTTAACTCTGATTGTGTACTGCGTATTAGGCTCTAATGTAAAGAAGCCGTACTTACTTGTACCTGCCACAGCGTTAAATGTGATAGTATCTCCTGAGCCCGTCATGTTAAGAGGTTGAGCCTCGTTGTTACTGATTGTGTAAACAGAGTTCATAGCGTACTTACTGCCAGAGCCTCCAAGTTGCGGAATTGTCTTGTTAGTATAGTCGAAGGTTGCCGTTGGCCATAAGTTCGCTCCCGTACCACTTTGAGCAGTCTGAATAGTGACAGTCGTTCCTGCTGAAGTGTTACCTGCCGCGTCCTTAGCCTTAACTGTGATTGTCTGACCTGCTGTAAGGTTGCTAGCTACAATCGTATAAGCGCCTGAGCTGTTCGCAGTTGTCTGTCCTGTAAATCCACCAGTAAATAATACTGTACTGTTAGCCTCAGCAGTACCAGTGATAGTCGTACTGTTGTTGTATACAGGGTTGACTGTCGGAGCGTTAGGTGGGGTTGTATCAGATGGCGTAGTGCTACCTGTTCCGCTATTAGCAAGTAAATACTCCATCAATGGTGTTTGATAGTAAATATCTAAATTTTCGTCTGTACGCGTTTTAACTTTAGTAGCTTTAGAAGTGTTGGCAATCGTAAATTTACCAACCTGCGCCATTAGATTTTCAATAACTGATAATTGATCACCACTACCAAAATCTAACGTGATTGCTCCAGGCTTATCAGATTTGAAGATATTATCTTTCAATATACTGTTACGCATTAATAGTTGTGTAGTTTTACTTTCGTTTGCTGACCAACTAAATACGTTATTAATAAATGTAAATTGTCTCGTGTTCTTATACTGAATCAAACAGTCTAAGAAATTGTTACGCTCTAAATAAACACGGTGTAAACCGTATTGACCAGTTTTTGGATCATTATCAGTGTTTTCTGTATTAGTCCAGAAATCACATTTTTCAAACGTATTACCAATAAAATTAGTTGTTGCATTCGACGGTTCACCGTTTATAACTCCAGTCTGTTCGTTAACAAGCCCTGCACCAAATGGTATGATTTTCGCATAATTTCCATCAGTCATTAATCCCCTGAAATCATTATTAACAAATTCGCATACACGTAAAGAACTATTAATCATATAGTAATTTCCTTTACCTGCTGTTCCTGGTTTAAATACGTTTTGTTCAAATGAGATTAGTTTAGTTAATAGGGTTGAAGTGCAGGCAACACCACCACCAGCGTTATTATTAAATAAACATTGTCTAATTTTAGCGTGTCCGTTCCATTTGTCCGCGCGCCACTTACTTGCTGTATCGTTATCTCCTGCAATCTCACTGAAGTGTGGTTCAATGTCTAATCCCATTGCCGGACTATAAAAGATTTGCTTACCTTGTGAGTTCTTAATCGTACCGGCATTAGTGAATTCACTTCGAGTAATTTCAAAGTTAGTACCACCAATCATTGCGAACGATAATCGTCCACCACCTGAAAATACACATTCATCAAATGTGAAAAAGTCAGTATGTGTTGCTTTGAATGTTGCAAGATCCATTAATGATGAAATGTTTACACAGTCAACTGACGCGTTCAAGAATTTCGAACGTGTAATCTTAAAGAACTTACAGCCAGAAAATTCTATCATGTGTCCATGCGTCTCAGCTAAAGTTTTACCATTATATTTAACATTAGCATTTTCTTCTTGCGTGGCTCCTGCAGGAAAAGTAATTTTATGTGATTCACCATCTACGATAAGGCCATCAATCTCAAAGTTTTCAGCACCCACAAACTTAAATAAGTTCAGGTGACAGTTTTTAGAACGATAATAATTACCAACAATGTAATCAAATCCACGCTCAAAACCGTTAGTTGGCATAGATACGAATCTTACACCATTACCTATAATTTTGTTATTTGTGTTACCGTTCCAATAAATATCATCGGCGGAAGTACTTAGAGTATTTTGTTCAGCATCTACTTGTCTGTAACGTTGAGACCTAATCTCTTTGAACGATGGATCAACCACATATCTTTGACCGGTATGAGTGTTCCAATGGTTTGCCCACGCTTTAATACCGTCATAGTTGTCAAAAGAGGCGTTCTCTGGCAGAGAAGTATCTTTTAAGCCAAACTTTGCCACTACGTCAACATAGGATAACACGTTAACAGGAGTAGATGAGCCTGTGCCGGCTGGTCCTGTTTCCCCTGTATCTCCTTTTGGTCCTTTTAAACTAATCTGCTTTGTATAAGTGTTCGTTGCAGTTTTCTTATAGAGATCACCATTACCATCAATAACAAAATCTCCTACACGGTAAGAGACGCTACCACCATTTGTATCTGTCAAAGCAGTAGTCACAGTTGTGTTATAAATGCTATAACCTTGTGCCCCTGTACTACCTGTTGTTCCCGTTGCCCCTTTAATCGAGAATTGAAGCGTATAGGTATTAGCTGCAGTTTTTTTATACAGATTACCTAAATTATTAAGCACATAATCTCCAATTTGATAAGCTGAAGAGCCCCCAGATGCATCTGTTGGAGCAGTGGCTATATTAGCAGCGTAAATACCGTATCCTTGTAAGCCTTGAGTACCTTGTATACCAGTGTCACCTTTCGCACCGGTTGCTCCTTGCAAACCTTGCGGACCGGCTGGACCTGTTAAACCGGTATCTCCTTTTGGTCCTTGAGGACCTTGGGGACCGATTGGCCCCTGTTCTCCTTGTGCGCCTTTCATTGTTCCTTTATTCTCATATTTATTCGTTGAAGTACTCCATACATATAAGTCTGTACCAACAAAATAAGCGTCTCCGGCTACCCCTGTAGTAGGTAGCTGAGACACTTGAGTGAACGAATCTTTAATTTTTAAGCCTGCACCGGTAGGACCAATCGGACCTTGAATACCTTGTGGGCCAGTGTCACCTTTCGGTCCGGTCGCCCCGGTTTGTCCAATTGGCCCTTGAGGACCAGTAAGACCAATATCGCCTTTATCACCCTTCAAACCTTGGGGACCTTGCGCACCGGTATCACCTTTTAGACCCTGTAATCCCTGGTCACCTTTATCTCCTTTAGGACCTTTTAAAGCAAGCAACTGTTCAGATGTAAAATCGGCATAAGTAAAGGCTTTACCAGTTGCACCGGTAAGACCTGTATCACCCTTATCACCTTTTGGTCCTGTTGGACCCATTGGACCTGTAGGACCTTGTGGCCCTTCTTTTAAATTAACAAGTTTTGAATTTATTACACTTAAATCAGTGATTAACACCCCAAGTTCTCGCGCAACTTTTTGCCAGTTTCTATTTTCTCTTTGCTTGTTTTCTACATCTAAAGAGTTCAGTATTTCTTCAAATTCTAATGTCATTCAATCTACACCCCCGTTTGAGTTCCTGCAGTATGTCCCATATCTACAGTACCTTCATTCAATGTTATCTTGCTATACGTCACTATATTGTTATCAACTGCTTCATTCATGTAATTAAGATAATGCGATGGAATACTATCCATAGTTGCACCATTACCATATCCAAATTTACCGTATGCATTTGTTGTGAAAGTGAACTTTCTCCTAGTACCTTTTAGAGAGTCAGAGAGTAATCCAATTCCCCATGCATGTGTATGCAACCCTTGTGTTGAGTCTGTCCATGTGATGTTGTAGCTTAATGTATATGTGGTGTTAGGTTTCAAGCCTGATAATTCATAATACCTTTGACTACCTGCTCCACCGTTTACAATTAGATCATCACCAACAGTTTTTACATTTACGTATTGTTCAGGATTTCCGATAACAGTTAATATTTCTGTAATCTGTTTACGACCACCACTATTGATAGTTGTACTATAATCTTTATAAGATGAGCGCCATTGGTTCAATGCTGTCTGTTCTGTGATATTCAGTGTGTATTTAGTAATAGGAGATAAATCTTCATCTCCTGTGCCTTCAATCCAAAGGTGCACTACATCGCCATTAGAAGGCGTATAATTACTAATATTTCTTAAATTTAAAGTGTAAGGAACTGATAAAATACTGTTGAATCCACTTCCTACTTCATTACTACCTCGATAGACTTTATACATTAAATATCTTGAATCTCCAGTTAAAGATGATGGGATATTTGTAATCACCATATCCATCGTTTCCTTATTAAAAGATTGTACAATTGGTGCTGTATACATAAATCCTCTAACAGTTTTCGTTGTTACTGCAGATATATTTCCGGATGTATCAGTGGCAGTGAATGTAATATTCTGTCCACTTGTTAATATTTTTGAGTTAGTTACTGAAAATGCACCATTCAAACCACCTATTGTAGTAAGTTTTGTTCCATCAGGATAAGTTACTGTAATAGTAGCTCCTTCTTCTGAAATTCCTGTAAATTTACTTGCACCTAAATTAATCTCATCAACAGAAGGTGGTGCAGGTGGTGTAATGTCACGATAAACAGTAGTACCTGAACTTGAAGATTGAATTCGTTCAATGTCAGGTGATCCATAATAATATCTGAAATCAAATTCAACCGTGAATGATGTAGCGCCAATCAATTCAAATTTGTTATCTCCTTTATAAATATAAGGAAACACTCTATTTGTTTGATGTACTGCATTCATTCCGTTTACAGTAATAAATGGACCATCTAATAAAATAACGTCACCACTGTACATTGCTCGATTGATTTCAAATATACGTCCTGAATCATCTTTTAATTGAATCTTACTTGTACTTTGTCCAAGCGTTATCTTTATCTTGCGATACATTCGCTTGCTTGTTATTGCAACGTCTCCCGCATTAAAGATAGTGAATGGAGAAGTAGTATGTCTGTATTTCCATGTATAAGTCTTGTCATTACCGAAATTATCTACACCTTTAAAATAAAGGCCCATGCCATACGACCATTTACCGTCATAATTAATACCGTTATTATTAATATCCATTGTTGTCCACACAGATTCTGCATAAGGTAATGCTGCAGTTTCAAATGTGATTGATCCTTCTCCATTTAAAGCCACCTTTTCAATTGAACTGCTACCAGTCCTAATTACATAGAATCTTTTTCCACTTTCAAATTCCGGCGCTTCAAATTTCATATCACCTGTTGTTTCACCAGGCAATTCAGGAAGAATATTAGGAGCTTTTGCCCACTTTCCACGAATATAAAAAGGCTTAGTGTCAGACACTAAGCCATAAAGTTTATCTCTGAGTAAAGGAAAATCGAGATCATAATCACCTTCATATGATAATTTGACCTCGATTGATGTAAATGTATGTGATGAGTTCATCAAATAACGACCCATTAAGCCATTACTTGATTCAAAGTTATTTTCTTGCTCAGGGGTGCTAACAATGATGTCATCAATGATAAAGCCCTCACGCTCTAAAGCAATGACTGTATTACCCCTTGAGATTTCAAAACCGTGCATTAACTAGCACCTCCTAAGATTTTCTAAGTATACGCACACCCGAATTAATACCTTGTACTCGTTCAATATATGTTTTTACTGCAGGTAAATCTGTATCTGATTTAAGAACAATAGTAATGTTCTTATTATCTTCGTTAGACATATCTGTAATCATACTTTGTGTTACAGTACTGTTTAATCCTTTCAGATCAGATGCAGTTTTAATATCGGCAATATGAACATTCGGGTCAATATTCGACTCAATACCTGCACTGATTGCACTTGCTGCTTTAGCAGACAATTTCGCTGCGGTATTCAATCCATTAACAAGTCCTGCACCAACATACCTCATTAAATCAAGCATAACTCTTGATGGACTGTGAATTTTCAATCGTTTCTTTATAGTGCTTGAAATGACATCAGCAATTTTAACTGCAACGGATTTAAGATACTTTTCTTGTGCCTTTAATCCATTTACAATACCTTTTGCTGCATCTACACCTGCTTGATAAAAATGTTTAGCATTAGCATCTCCCATATTTGCAGATGCTTTGTTAATCTGAGATTGTAAGATATTTACTTGTTTGATCGCATCTTGTCCACCAACAAATAGACCTTTTGCAATTACAGAGCCTTGTTCAATACCCGCATCTAATATTTCTTTAAGGGTATCTTTATTTAATCCTCGTTTCTTCAACGATCCGATTAAAGCTTCATATTTTTTAATCTCATCAAGTCGTTTAGTCATCATTTTAACCATACCTTGTGATGTCTTACGACCCGTGTTCATAATTGATGCATAGCCACGTAAATCATTACGAATAGCATTTTTAAAATCCGTTTTCTTATCAAGTGCTGCTTGTAATTTATCTTGTGCTTTTTCTAATTGCTTAGCAATCGCCTCACGTTTCTTAGCGATACGCGTCATATAGATAAGCATTGGACGGACTTCTCTAATCAAGTTTCTATTTTTAGCTCGTTTCATATATTGACCGTGTGCTATTTTTCCTAACTTAACATATTGCGCCTTTAACTTGTTTAAGTTTGAAATTTTTGCAGCACGTGCCTTTATACTCATATTTTTAGCAAGTGACTTATTCGCTTCTGCAATTTTTTTGCTAAGTGATTTACGCTTATCAATAATTTCTTCAATCTTTTTCGTTGCTTCTTTCATATTTTCAGCCATCAAGCTATAAACAGAAGATGCACCTTCTTGAGCGTTACCATAATTAGCAGTTTTTAATTTAGCCAATCCTTTTGTTACTGGTCTGAGCATACGTTCTACTGCTGTCGCTACTCGTGGAATATCTTTCTCGATACCGATTGCGAAACCTTGAGCTAACCATTGACCAATCTGCTTAAGTACTTTAGATGGAGATCCGATTTTTAAGAATGATTTGACAGTAGCAACTGCTTCACTAGCCATGTTCTTAGCTGCTGCAACCGCTTCTCCTGCCATGTCTTTAATACCATTAATAAAACCTTTTACTAAATCCATCCCTGCGCTAGCCATATCACCAACAAAGCCTGAAATCGCTGAAATCATGTTAGAACATGCGTCAGTAATCGCATTTACTGCATTACTTCCACCTTCCATAACTCGATTTACGAAATCACTCATGGCGCGTGAAATGTTACTCACTAACTGACCAGCAAAGTCAACCACTGCTGAAATCATTTGAGAAAAACCATTTATAACAAATGATACTGCTTGAGACAGGAAGTTTGATATTGTCGATACAATATTTGACCAAGCAGAAGAAACTGCTGAGAAAATACTGCTCATGATTGAACTTGCAGTAGAAAGCATATTTGAGAATCCACTAGAAACAAATGAAACAATATTGCTGATTACACTCGTTACTGTAGATACAATAGAATTCCAAATACTTGAGATAACGCTAAATACAGAACTCATTATTGATGATACTGTTGAGACAACCATATTAAATCCTGATGAAACTACAGATACTACAGTTGAAATAACAGTGCTTATTATTGTAACGATGGTATTCCACACTGTTGTAACAATCATCACTATACCATTCCAGGCTGCACCAAACACAGACATGACCATTGAACCAAACGCAGTAATACCTGCAATGATTAACTGAATACCAGTGGTTACAGCTGTAGAAATTGCTGTCCATACAGTTTGTACAACGGTTACTAATCCGTTCCAAGCTCCTGCAAAAACCCCCATTAAAAAGGAGCCAAAAGCTGATAAAACACCCATAACAACTTGTAATTGTTGACCTATCCATGTGAATGCAGCGCCCAATCCACTCATGATCGCACTACCTAATGTCTGCATAACACCAACTAGTATCATTACACCATTTCTGAATGTTTCACATTTTGTCCATAATAAATACAATGCTGCACCTATGGCCACGATAGCTACAATAGCAATACCTATAGGACTAGACAATAAAGTAAAGGCCATACTAGCCATTTTTACTACATTGAAAACTTTAGATACAATACTAACAAATGTAGTAATACCACTAACCACGCTCATTACAATAGGGGCTATTTGAGCTACTGCACCTATAAATGCCGCTACCGCTCCAATCACCATAGTAATCTGTGGATGAGCAGTAGCAAATGAAGCTACCCATTGAGCAATACTCGATACCACACTCATAACTGCCGCACCTACAGGAGCCATAGCAGTAGCGAATGCAATAACAGCTGTAACAATATTACCGATTGTACTCATGATTGTTGGTCCATTTGTTTGGACATAGTCAATAAACTGTTTAAAGCCTTGAGATTGTCCGATAGTAGCAGACCATTGTGCAAATTTTGCACTCATTTGTGCTAATGATTGAAAAATAGTCTGTGAGTTAGTACCGAATGCTTTAAATAAATTAAAAATACCCGTAAACACATTACCGAAAATTTGACCAATCAACGGTAAATTAGTTTGAACATAACTAATGAATGTCTTAATTCCATTTGCAGTACTCACTGATGTTGCCCATGCTTGAAACTGTGCTGACATGTTCGCTAATCCTTGAGCCATCCATGAAAATAATGGCCCAAATTGCGTGATTAAAGCCATGAATCCTGCACCAAATTGACCAACTGCATTCATAACGTTATTAAATGCTTGTACACCGATCGTGTTGAACATCGCAAAGAAGTTATTCGCTATACTAGACGTTTGAAAAAATGAAAGCATCTTAGCACTTAATGTACTCATTGAGTTTGCTACCCCTGTAATGAATGGAGTAAGCCCACTTAGAGCAGTTTTAGCAATATTGATACCATTTGTCATTGTAGTAAATATTGCTCCTGAATTAGCTTGAACTAAACTCTGCCATTGTGTTTTTAATGATGCTAATGCTGTTTGAAATGCTCTCGTCTGTGCCGTAGCTTGAATTGTTCCGTCCTGCAACATTTTATAAGCAGTCATTGCCATTGCACCAAATGCCATTGCTCCTGCACCTGCTATACCAAATGCACCTACTAAACCAATAGCACCACCACCGACAACAGCTAATGCATTACCAATAGCCATTACAGCAGGTACGATAGAAGCTAGTACAGGTATTGCTGCAGGTGCTAAGGCTAGAAATGCAGACGGTAATAAACCAATCTTACTTCTTAACGTTTCAACACCCTTGCCGGCATTTGCCATTGCTGTTCTGATTAAATTCATTTTAGATATCGCTGAAGTATCCACGTCACCTCGTACACGGAATTTATTAGGAATAGACTTTAACATCAATCTGAATTTACTGATTTGAGCAGTAGCTGCAGCAGTATTCGCTTCAACATCAACAGTTACATTATCTTGTAATTTGTTAGCTGCTGCTTGTGCTCTATTGATGTTTGCTATGAATTTATTAACATTGGCAGTAATATTAGCAACAAAGTTTTTATTCATCCTCTTCCTCCTTCTCTTCCTCTTCTTGAGCATTTGGTAAGTTTTTATACCAAATTGACATATCAATAGATTGCTTCTGATGCAGTGCTTTCTGATAAGCTTTATCTTTCTTAACCTCTTCTTCAGTTTTGCCGACTTTTGCCTCTTGCAAATCTAAAGACCTAGTATAAGAAGTAAGTTTTTTACCGTTATTTGCATTAGCAAATAGATAAGCCTCTTCAACTGCAAATCTTTTCTTGTCAATCATTCGGTATTCATGACCTTCTAACATGTTGTTCCATTCGTTAGGTGTAAGATCATACAGTTGCGTTAAATCAATCATGTCGAAATAACGCACTGCATCTCTTTCAATGGTGGATATATCTATACTGTTGCTTCTTGATTGATTTCTAGGATTTCGTTCTTCATATCCACCATCATTGTCATCTGTTCCATCGACTCTTCCATAATCTCGTCTTTCTCCTGTTGAGTTTCCACTTTCTTCATTTCCTTCTTCGCTTCGATACGCGCGCCCTTCTGCATCATGTCCCAAGATTGAGCTACTTTGTCTTTGAAAAAACCTGAATACTCAAGCACTTCAAGTGCACCTTTGAATAATGGTTTCATACCTTTAACATCTGCAACCTCTTGCAATTTATCCATGATTTCATCTTCAGTAGGTGCTTTGTCACGAAGGTAAGCAGTCGCACATACCCAAAATTCAACTAGTTTAGATTCATCCATCATGATTAAACCAGTGTATAAATTACTGAAGAATGTATCAGTTGCACTATTACTATCCTTAGAACCGAATTTCTCTTTAGCAATCTTTGAGAACCAAAACGTTCCTCGTGCCGCAATATCTTTTCCGTAATCTACAACTTTTTCTTCTTTTACTGTTTCACCTAACTCATTTACACTCTCCACTAATTCAACTTTCTTACCAAAATTTAATACTTTAATTGATTCTGTCATTTTAATTTCCTCTTTTCGTTTTATAGTTTTATTTTTGTTTTTATCTTGGCCAAAATAAAAAAAGAGGGGCATTTAAGCCCCTATAGAATTAAGCACCCGCATTTTCATCAGGTGTCTTAGTACGTGTTTCAAGTTCACCTTTATATTCACCTGGTAATTCAGGTGTAATAGTGATTGATGCACTTGATGGATTAAGGATAGAATCCGGTAGCTTAGGAATTTGCATAGGTACAGTTTCCAACTTAACCTTTAACGTTGATTCAATTGTTGCTGATTCGTCATCAAAACCATCTTCAATTTCTTCAACTACTCCGTAACCGAAATCAACATCATGTTTATTAGTAACAGGGTCATAAGCTCTGTAACCTTTCCAAAACTTGATTTGTTTCTTTTTACGGAATGCACCTAATAATTGAAGTTGTGCAGGGTCGTCTTTGATTCTATCTAATGTAAAATCAATTTCTTCTGAACTCACTCCATATGAGTGATCCATTTTACCGCCAATCGGTTTCTCCCTTACTTCATTTGAATACTTGTGTGCGCCCTCTTGTAATCCTGCGAATACTAACCCTTGGTCACCTAACGCATTATCAACAGGTTGCATAAGAATAAACATATCTGATGCTGCCATCTATAAACCACTCCTTATTTTAAATATCTGACTTTATGCCAGACTTCATATTTGATTCGTAATATTCCGTGCTGTGTAACTAAATCGACATCTGCAATTGTTTCTTGTAAATCAAGCCTTGCATGTTGAATCACATAGTGTTCCATTTGCATACGCTGAATCTGCTGCATATAAAAACGAAGCCAACGCATGAACTGACGTGTTTCATCAACAGTTAGTTCTGGATTAGCTTCGTTCTTGTGATATATATGAGCGGTTACTGCTATAACTTCTTTGTTTGTGTTGCTCGTCTGATACTCAATGACGTTTGTCTCACCAATAATGATGTATGTGTCTCCTTGAATATCAACTTGTGCTTTATCGTAAATGTTTCCATTTAACTCAATCATCAAATGAGATTGATAAAGATGTTCCATGATCGCTTTAATCAATGGCTGTTCTGCACTTAACCAATCTGCCATATCATCACCCCTTTAACTGAAATAATCTCTAAATACCTTTTCACCTGCATCAAGTGCGGGCATCCAAAAAGGTTGCGGTGGACTACCATAAGTAGTAACCCATTCACCATCAGGAGATTGATATACCCACGGTATCTTTTTAGCTTTACTGCCTTGAGTAGCATATATTCCCGTCCCAAACTCAACGTAAATTGCGTACTCTGCACCAACTGACACAACACCTTTAAGACCACCATTAGATATTTTAAAATCAATGGATTGCCTTAAAAATCCGGTATCAGTAGCAGCTAAAGATAATGCAGTGTTATAAATCTCCATAATAGTTTTAGCAACGCCTTTTTTTGCCCAATCTTCAACATCTTTACCGAAATAATCTAACGCAATTACTAAATCTTTCATAGTTCTCTCAAAGGTAATCGCATGACACCACTTCTTTGACCCTGATGTTCAGGTTTACCAACCACTTCATAGCGTTGATCATCAAATAAAATGATGTCTGTTTTTTTGATTTGTGCGCTACCTTTCGGATAAAACATGACGTTAGTTAGTTCAATATTACGTTCATGGTAAAGAGTTTGTTCTCTTGATGATGGTGTATCCATAGAGACTGTTAAAGGAATCAGTTCAGTATTTGTAACTGTTTTTGGTGGATAAGTAGATGTATCTCGTACAGTCGTCTTACGCTCAATGAGAATGTCGTGAATATAAAATTCTTCAAACACGTTACCACCTCATTTTCATGTATGGACTTAAGTAATTCGTGATACTTTTCGGAATGTCTGAATAAGAATAAGAGACACTACCCATAGACTTAGACGTAAATAATTCTTCTCCATGCAGATTGATTGAATAGGCAATAAATTTCTTCACGCCCATCGGCTCATATCCATCTATGAATTGATCATTACATTCATCTTGTGCAATGCCTCTATATACTTCAATCAACATCTGTAACTTAGTATCATCAACTACTTTACTATCAGGCCATTGATTGATTGTTCTAACCTCTAAAGGGTTCATACAATCACCTACTTACTTAATAAGCTGATTAATTCATCACGTTTTAATGCTGAATAACCTTCTAATTTTCGTTCTTTCGCAAGTGCTTTTAATTCAGTAACTGAATATTCATCAAAATTAATTTTGTTGCTTGTTTCAGTCTCAACTGTTTCTGCATCTTCATTAATTTTAATAAGTGGTTGCTTACGTCTGTTCTTTTCACTTGCTAATTCATTCATGCGTGCGTCAGTTACTTCATAACTTACTTCAGGATGAGGAAAAACATCGCCCATGTTGTACGGACGACTATTATCCTTTAAATCTTCCCAATATGTTAGAGTAGTACCAGTTTTATCTGTCTTAGCCATAAGCTAATTCACTCCTTTGAATAATAGATTAAGCACCTGCTGAAGCAAGAGGCACCTTAACAACTCCATCTAAACGTTCTGGGAACATTAATACACCAGAAACTAATAATGTTTGTTGTGTTAATGTTTCGTTGTGTAAGAAATGTTTCATTCCAATAAATCCAGTGTTATCTGAAGTTAAGCCGAATTGTTGACCTAAGTCAGATGTTCCAGCCGGAATGTAAGCAATAACTAAATTATCTGCAGCAGTTCCATAAACATTTCCACGCTCAACTTGAGTAGACGTAAATACAATTGTTCCAGTTAGATCTGTGTAATAGTTTAAACCGAAAGTAGTTTCTAATGTCATTTGTTTATCAGCAACTGCTTGTGCAACGTCCATAGGGTGCGCAAAAACAATCGGACGAACAGTGTCATCTTCAAAAATAGTTTGTAAAGTACCCCATACTGTAGCAAGTGCACCTTGTAAACCATTACCTGTGTTTAAATTCGTTTGAGCTTCACCAGACTGTACTAAAGTAAATAAATCTTTACGTACATTGTTTTGTACTTCTTTAATCAACGCAGTATCAGTAATATCTACTGCAGCATCTGCGCCATAAGTTTGAATTGCTTCTCCACTAGTCGCTTTACGATATTTTTTTAAAGTGATTTTTTTAGTTGATGCAACAACTGGTGTAACGTAAGAAAGTGGAATTAAATCACCTTCAGGAACATCTCCATTTGCTAAAGTAACCTCAGGTTTACCGAACAATTCAATTGTCATACCACTTGCTACAGGCATTAAACGAGTAATACCTAAAGCTTTTTGGAAATCAATTAAATCTTGTTCAAAACGATAAGCAAAGTCTACTGACTTTTCTTTAAAGTTATCTAATGTTGGAACTGTTTGTAAATTTGGTTCCGGAAATGTTTGTGTTGCAAAGTGTTGAATGTTTAATTTTAATGCTAAATTTGTTTTCATATTATTTCTCCTTTGTTATTGAAATAAATTCATGTTTTCTCTGATAAGTCTTTGACGTTCCGAACGATCTTCGACTTTCAGAATTTGTTCTTTAGTCATTGCTTGAGGTTGTCCACCAACTGGCAACGGTTTTCCTAATGGCTTAGTGTCAGTGAATAAGTAAGGCATTTTCTCAGTTGATTCAGTGATCAAACTGTCTAATCCCTCAAAAGTGCCATCTTCATTAAGTTTTACCTTTGAAGTATCAACTAACTTAATGAATGCGTCAGCATCAACAACATTGTGTTTTAAAGCTTCAACTTTAATTGCATTGTTAAGTTGTAACTGCTTAATCTCTGTTGTTTTCTGCTCGTTTTGTTGCTTGTACTTTTCAAGTTCAGCGTTTAAATCTTCATTATCTTTCGCTTTCTCTTGTAAAGCATTGAGTTGAGTATCACGATTCTTTAATTCCTCGTTTAATCCATCAACAGTTTGTTGCAATTCGTCAGCCTTATCAGCTTTCTCACGTAATGGACGTAATGCATCATGATGTTGATTAATAATCTGTGGAATAATGTCCTCAGTAACTCCTAAACCTCTTAAAAATTCTCTATTCATTCTTATCATCCTTTACATTTTTTATTACGCTTGATTTTACAAGCACGTCACGTATTTAACGCCCCGTCAGGCAAGTGATGGAATACCACCATCATGAGATACAGTGATCATCTCCTTGTGTTGAAGTAAAAAACTGCATTAAAAAAACCGTCAATCCTCACGACTGTCGGTTAATCTTCTTCAAATTCTTCTGTCATATCTAATAAAACGCTATGTTTAGCACATTCTAATAAACCTACAACTTCTGTAGTTTTCATATGAGAATATGATTGTGTAATTTGTTCGTTATCATATCGCACAACTACTACAATATCCTCAATATCCTTTATATTCTCTATAACATCTTTCAATATATTATGTGGTGTATGTTCTTCTATCACGCTGCTCGACCACCTTTGACCCAAGATTTATATTTGTCATACGTCATGTAAGGAATAACAATTGATTCATCATCATCATTCTTTGCACGTCTTACTTCAGGTAACTTACCATCAATAATTATCATCAAGTCACATCTACAGTTAATGTTTTCTGCTGCTGAATTAAGTCCATATAGCATCTTTGGATGCTGTCCTTTACATCCTGAAGGTGATTCAAATTCTTCGTAAATACCTACAGTTTGACCGTCTAACGATCTATGAGTTGTACGTGTTCTTTTATCAAGGGTTGCCTGCCATACTTTTTTAACTTCAATACCAGATTCATGTAACTCAACTGCTGATTTATATTTAGCAGTCATCATTGCACGACCACCCTCAGTTCTCGCAACTCGTTTAGATTGTTTTGAAGTCATTCCTAATGATTCTCTTAAACGTTTTGCAATGTTACCAAAGCCTTCACCTGCCATAATTCCTTGTGCTATGTCATTTCTTATCCTGTCAAGCACTCTCATGCGTTGTTTAGCCAGTGTAGGAAGTAGTTTGATATATTCTATAGGTAATTCTAAAGCCTCTCTAATCGTCTCTATTCGTGGAATTTGAGGCATTACAATTTTCTGTGTTGTGAACTCATAAATAAACATGTGCATAAGATAAGCTTCGAGATAAATATTCTCTTGAGACTTCTTTATGATCGTTGCAATTTTTGAGTAATCACCGGTAATCTCTTTAGCAATCATATCTAATTCTTTGTTCAGTCGATTGAATTTATTTACTTCAGTCCAACCAACATGACCATCTTTATCAGATACTTTTTCATAAAGCGTTGTGAGTATCTTTAGAATACTGTCTAATCGTTCCGACCATACTTTATCAATCTCTTTTTCAGTCTGTGCAATAAGTTGTTCAATCTGTTTCTTAATCTGTTCCTGGTTCATCTTCAGCACCTACTTCAATCTGAGGTAGAATATCATTCATTGCCATTTCTTGTTCTTCCAGGCGCTCTAATTCGCCTTGAGGGTCATCTGTCCACGGATGATTTGTAACGATAGTTATATCAGATACAATTCCTTTAGACATAGTAGCAATCTGAGTATCTTCCATATCGTTTTTCAATCTGTTGTAATTGAATTTCATTTCAACATCTTGAGGGTCTGCATTGATTCCTTGATGCTTGAATACAAAAAAGAGCAACTCTTTAAGAGCTACTCTTGTTTTACGTTCTAACTGTTTAGCTTTAATGTCTAACCCACTGTATAAAATCTTTAAAGCTACACCAGATGGACTATTTCCAAACTTATCAGAATTGAAGTCAACACCTCGACCAAAGTCTATGATCATCTCACGTAACATCTTTAAATATTTTTCTGTTTCATCAATCGGAATCTTAACACTTATCGTATCAATACCACCATCACTACCTAAATTGACTGCTTTGTAATGTTTCAGTCCTGCCATAAACTCTTTAAGTCCTTGACCTCTAAACCCTTTTAAAGCGAATATGATTTCAGTTGATTCATCAAACGTATTCTGTAAATCAGATAAACGATTATTGAATGCATCAATCAATGTCTTGTACTTCCAAATGTCGCCTTTTTCTTGTGAGTTATTCTTAAACGGAATGAACGGAATCTTATCCCACGAACCATTGCTATGATGATAAGTTTCATGTTCTCCCCAATAATAATCAGGTACGAATTCTCCACCTTCTAACATCCAGTAAGAAACTGTTTCAGCGTTCCATACTTCAGCACGTTCAACATCTTTTAACAAGTAATGTCTGATTACTGTCACTAGATCTCCATATTCATCATACACAGGAACAATCTGTTCAGCAGGAATCTGTCTGTATCTGAAGTTTCCTTTATCATCATAATAAACATGTAACCATTCAACACCTTTATTTGATGCTGCAGTTAATATATCGTTCATCATGTCGTCAAAGTCATCGTTTAACACTTCACCAATCTTTTCTAAGATTGTAGTGTTTTCTGCTTTAAAGTTAATAGGTTCTGCTAATAAGTAACCAACCTTTTGGTCTACCTGATTAGGATGAAAGTTAGCAACAAGTAAATTATGCGGCTTATCTTCATCTATCTGACCTAACGGGTCTTTTGGTCTAGGTCTCAACAAAATATCAGGTTCATCATTGTAATATAAATGTCCTACACGTTGTTTCTGAACTACATAAACATGTTCATCAATTAATCTCTTAATCAATCTACCTCTTGATTCTGTTTCTTCACGTCTCATATTATCTAATACTTCTTCAAAGTATAATCTCACATCACTCATGTGTTACCTCCTTAAGTTAAAATAAACATTCCGTTATTGTTCATATCATCTTCAAATGCATATCTTGTTGCATCAATAGTATGATTATCCTTGTCTAATAATCTAGGTTTTGGATTACCATCCTTATCTGTTTGATAATCTATATTCTCAAACTCTTTTGCGATGTTTGGTGTTCGTTTAGGGTCGATTACTATAGCATCTAAATCATCTAACCAACGTTCACCAAACTCAACCGAATCTGCACCTTTTTTAACTCCATATATTCTTGGAACATTAAAGTCATCTTGCAGTTCTGCAATACTCTTTGGCTCTGCTGAATCGGCTGCAATTTCTTCACTTGCATATTCTTTTTCATGTAACCATTTAGATAACTGTCTATTACTTATCTTTTGACCATACAATTCATCAATAGCGTAAATTGTATTTTTCTTTTTGTCGTAATGCCACCTAACGAATGCTAATGGATCAGTAGCATAACCAAAATCGACTGCATTGCGAATATTATCAAATGCACTCAACTCAACATCAGTTATTTCTCTGAAGTTTAAATTGTCGAATGGAACAACACCCGAACCGATAGGCTCACCCAGGTACTCCCAACGATACTTTTTAGGATTATTCTTTTTAACATTCTCTGCTTCTTCAATAAACTTTTTAGAGATGAATGGATTTCCTAAATATGTACTGTGATGAACAAAAGTATTATTCTCAATAAATGCACTTTCATACTTCTTATTCAACCAGTGTTGTTTTCTCTTTGGTGGATTGTATGTGTAATAGAACGAATAATCAAAAGGATATACATTCTTGCGAATACTGTTTTCAGCTTTAACGTTTCCTTCTAATTCTTCACGTAATACAGAGTTTTCAATTGAAGTAACTTCATCCTCAGTTCTAAACTCTGCAACTTCTTCAATCCACATAATAGCTAATGGAAAATCTGCATCTTTAATTGATTTAATCTTTTCAGGGTCATCAGCACCAGTAAAATAAATCTTGTTCCCTCTCGGTAAATAAGTAGCTTCTAATTTACTATCAATGAATCTGAATAGATGTCTCACACCTAAGATATTTGCTGCTGCTTTAAAGTTCTGTATAACTGACTTTGCTAAGTTACGTTGTATTTTACGTATTGCAATAGCTGATACAGGATATTCAATGATGTCTAATAATATTCTTATTGGCACATGAAATGATTTACCACTACCACGACCACCTTTAAGAACGTACCTTAAATGTTTCTTAGCTTTTGATGCAATCCAAAACAATTTAAATTGATCAGTGATGATTTCAGATATTTTAATTCTTTTATTCATCATCTAATACATCCAAATCATCAACAATTTGAATAACTGCATTAGCATCAATTTCATGACGTTCAGTAAATAATCTGTATCGTTTTCCTAATAATTCAGCAGCTTTATTTGCATCGCTTAATCTTGCTGGTGTCTCAACAATCTCAGTATATTCTTCAGTAACAGTTTGTTTCTTGCCATCAACCCACTTTGATTCTGTTCTGCTTAATGTAACAACTTGGCTTTCTTTCTTCTCTCTACGCATCACAGACGTTAAATATTCAAGTACTTCTGTTTGGTCTGCTATTGCTTGAGATTTGATTTCATTCATTCGATTGTCTATATACTCGGAAACACTCACATTCTCCAACAATTTTACTGAATTACCTTTTGCATAGTTTTCACTATATCCAGCACTTTTTGCTGACTGATATACATTTCCTGTCTTAATATACTCATCTGCAAACTTCTGTTGTTTCAATGTTAATTTCATTTCATATATCACCTACTTATCGCTAATCGCTTAATATATTTTTGCATAAAAATAAGACACCCAAATTAATGAGTGTCTGTATGTTAATAAACTTAAAGGAGGTACATCATGAACCATAAAACAATAAGGAGTACCATGAAGTACATACACAGTATAACAAGAAACTTATTAATAAAAAAAGAATGTGTTGGATTGTCGTTTTCTTGCTTTTCTTAGTTAATTTACTGTTTTTCCTTTTCTTCTTTTTTCGTTTCATACACCTTAGTACATTTTTCAATTATGGAATCATGAATATTTTCCAACCTTGTACGTTTTATACCTAATAAAGCACCACAGTTATTTAATGATCTACCATCAAAACGATACTCAAGTATTTCACGTTCTATACCTTCCAACTGATTAGCACAGTAATTCATGAATACAATATCATCTGCATATTGTTGTAATCGCTCTTGCCTTGATATACGTCTGATGATTTCATTACCTACCTTGTCCGATGTTGTTCCTTTTCCTGATGGTAAAGATGATTCAATACCATATGCAGCTGTTATTTTAATTTGAAAATATTCTTTATCGGTTTTTAACATGTTATTTTTCCAGGCATAACTATCTATCAATTCTTTGATATATTCTTTTGTGTCACTTAATGCCATGAGTACCTCCCGAATGATATAATATATTTGTTGAGAATAAATTATAGAGTCCGAGAGGGCTCTTTTTTAATGTTAATTAGTAGGTTTTATATATCTTGTAGATTAAATAAATTAGGAGTATAAACACAATCAATGCCAATAACGAAAACTCTCCATCTCCTGCACTACTTGATGCATTGTTTGATAATAGATTATTTGATGCAATTTGTGTTGGTGTCATATATAATTCCTCCCTAATCTACATACTTAGGTTTAGGTACAGCCGGCACCCACATGTGAGGGTTGTAATTGATTTCATATCTGTACTTACTAACATTTTTAACTTCCATATCTTCAACAACGTAAGAAACGTTGTCAGATAGACCAATGATATGTTTTTGGTATTGCCCTTTGTCATTTTCAACAACCACTTCTAATTGCTTATCTTTTCTATCTGCTTTAATACTCATACGTCCAGACATCTGAAAGATGATGTCATTCTTGATTGCATTGATTACTGTGACTTTTCTCACAGTATTGAAATTATCAGACTCCTGAGCTAAGTTCTCTGTCACCCTATCCGCCTCTGTACCACAAGCTGTTAATAGTACTGAAGATAAAAATAATGTACCTAGTATCTTTTTCATTTGTCATTCTCCTTTTCAGTTTTTATTTAGACCATGATATTGTTTAATCTAATCAATCCTACAACGTTGTCTGTATTTCTTATATTCTTCCATGAGAGTATTAACTCGTTCATCTTCCGAAATACCATATTGTTCATTTTTATGGTCGTATTCAGTTATAATCTCATCATGTTTTAGCACCATAAATGTCGATGTACCACTCCAACGTTTAAATTCATATCCTAATTTCTCTATTTCTTTTTTTAACATTGGCGTTCCTAAGTTACGCACAACCCTCACTCCTTTCGTGAGTTACAATCTTTTTCAAAAAACATCCGATTTAATTTCTTCTACTTTCTTTTTCATTTTTTTAATCAATTCATCATTGCTAGTTGTTTGACCGCATCCACGTTCGTATGCATAACTTGTAAACCATCGCGCAAATATTCCCATGTGTTCTTGACATAAATCTATAGGACAACTCATCTCTGCATAAACTTCTCCGTTTAGATGTGTCACTTCAAACCATGAACCGTCAGCATAACCTCCACACACATCACATATATATTCTTCTACTTCTATTGTTTTAACAGCCATCTCTCATTTCCTCCTTGTGATTTAAAGTAGTCGAATTCGACTAGTTTAGATTTTGCGACCGACTTCAATGTCGGTACCAAAGTGTTTGATGGACGTTTCTAGTAGCTTTCTAGTTACTCTTCATTACTCCGTTTTACTTTGTTTTTGTGCTAGTTAGTCTGTATCTAATTTTGTCTATCCATGTAGGATTCAAAAATACCTTTGAATGATGAAACGAACCATCAAACATCATTCCATACGAACGAATATCATTTTTTCGCAGCACTTCCTCTAACTCCTGGTTATAACTGAGCATTACGTTAAACCATATATCTCGATAACCTAGTTTTTTATAGATGTTAATGTTGTTCAAAACGTAATTTTCTAACCTATTAGAACCATCAATTAAAAATGGTGGAATATGGACATGAGCTGTTTTGTGTTTCACTCGCCATCCTCCTCTAAGTGTTTCATCAAATTTTCAATGTCTACAAGTAAACCACCTATATAACCCTTACCAGCCATAAAAGCGCTGTTAGATGATTCTTCTATTTTTTCTTTTAATATTTCCCATCGCTTTTCTGCTCGATCAGCACGGCGTTTTTGTTGTTCGGCATATAACTCTAACCCCTGTTGTACTGATAACCATTCAGTTACATCACTGTTATTACTTTTAACCTTCAACAATCCTCTTTCAAAATTGATTACAGTATACTCAGCATTCAAGTGTGGGTGATACAACTTTTCTCCAATTAGATTAATCAATAAGCCCACGCTCCTTACTCCAAATCAATTCGCAGATTGAACCGTCAGGGTTTTGAAGGTAGATTTTTTTAAATGTACATTTGTCAAAACTTGCTAAATGAAGTGCTTTTTCAATTGATACATCGTTATAACACGAAATATTGTTAGTATGTGAATGAACACAAACTAATCTTTTCATTTCAGTTTCTTCTGTAATCTCCACTTGTTCTTCAATGTAAAAACGACCGTCCTTAGTCCATCCTAATCGTTCATCATACTTGAATTGACACTCAAAGAATCCCTCGACATATTCATTACAACCCACATCAATGCCATCAACTACTTCCACGTTATCTACTAACCAATGAAGTGCTTCTTTTTCACTCATATACTTGCGTTGCTTAATCTTCATCCCTCTGCCTCCAATAGTCTATCTAAATACCACTTAGCTTTGTTCAAATCTTCTGTACCGTTTTTCCAGGGTGCTCTAGCCACATACTTAATTACATTTGCGACATAAAAAGCTTGTTGCGATTTATAACCCTTTACGACTTGATCAATAAAATCTATGACCTCTATATCGCCTTGTTTATAATGTTGTGGATTTATTTTGTCGCTCATTTAATTACCTCCAAATTATGATATTTAGTTAAAACAAAACCCGTATTTAAACGGGCTTTGTATTGTTTATTTCTCTACTTCTTCAAACACATCATTATTTGATAATTCTTCTACCGTATCATCGCTTGTTTTAGCTTCTAATGTATTTGTACCTTCTGCAGTTACTTGCTCTGTATCGTCGTTATTTACGTCATCTAATGTAAGTTGGTTTTCATCTTGTTCTTCTTCGACAAATAGCTCTTTTCTAATCTGCTTCACTCGATTATATTGAGTAGTTAAAAATTCATCTGATACATCATCTGTAGATACTTTGAACTTCAACCCGTTTTTACTAACAGTACATGTTATTGTTGCATCATCTTCTACAAACTCTGTCGACCAGGTAACATGTTTATCTGTGGCATTGAATTGTTTTCTTTCAATTCCTTTAGTTACATCTTCACCGAAAGTTTGTTTGATTAATTGATCTGCTAATTGAATATTTCTCATTGTTATATTTCCTCCAGTTTAATTTTAATTTTTGGTGTATCAGAATATATTTTCTTTGTGTGTAACTCGAACACCTGACCATCATCAATCCATACATGTCCATTTGCAGCGTCCATAAATGTTTTTATCAGATTGTCTAAATCGGGCTTTTTAGTATGTGCAAAACCTAGCAATTCTAATACTTTATATTTAGGTGTCGCTTTTGGTATCGGCATCATGAACAGTGCTGTTAATTTAATTTTTTTATCTGATTTAAGTTCAGGCATCTGCTTTTTAATGAATTCTTTATGTTTCATATAACTTGATGGCATATATATCTGTATAAAATTTTTAACTTTTCTCGCTCTAGGTCTAGGTGATGGCATAGGCTTTTCAAATCCTTTCACATCACTATACCTAATTTCAAAATTAGTTATCGTCATTTTCTTTTAACTCATTTATACGATTAGAAATGTCGACCATTTTCGACAAATATTCATCATGCTTATTCCATAAAACTTCTATGCTATCAGCTTGTTCAATATCAAAAACTTCACTTACAGGTACTTTCGCATCTGTAGAAGTATTTCCATCATTGCTAGGCTCTTCATCACCAGGCAACTCAGTTGGTGTAGGATAAACACTTACTATTTCAATTTCATCAAATGTCTTTTTAGTTTCAGGTATCATTGCTACTTCTCTGTGTGTATAAGGTGCGCCATCAACAAATACATATTCATCTGTCACAGTTGTAACTTCTCCTTCAATTACGTGATCTACATTAATTGCAACTCGTACTTTATCGCCTGTTTTAAACATTTATTTATCCTCCATCTTGTTTTTAATTTTGATTTGCATAAGTGACTTCTTTACAGAATTATGAAATGCTTTAAGGTAATTTGGTTTCATTAGTAATTACCTGCCTGTCTTTCATGATTGATTTGATTTTTAATGTCATAAGCTTTTTCAATATCTTCTAAAGTGAATCCGTAGTGATCCAGGATAATCAACAACAATGCATAAGTTTTATTCAAGTTTTCATAATTCAAAAATATATTTAATATTGCAGGTAAAGTAGTTCTCCTTAAATTATCTGTACTTAATTCAAAATATAAATCTGATTGCGTTCTGTTTATCCTGCTAACAAAATCAGAATTGCTTCTAGGTTTTGATTTGTTTATCAGTAAGTGCAAGAAATGTATTACATCAGCTGCTTCATCTAAAAGTTTTGTTTTATCAATCTCTTTTGTTTTCCAGTATTTCCAAATGTCATAACATTCATTAATGAACTCTGCCATTTCTACTTTCAAAGCAATATAATGGTTATCAGTTAGAACTAGCTTCCACTCTAAGTCTGATATGCCATGTTTTTCTTGAATTGTATAGTCAATGATATGTTGTTGTTCACTAAACTTATTGAATAAATCTGTAGTCATATTAATCATTTTTCTTCATCTCCTCTTTAATTGCTTTATATAATGCTGCTATAATCACAAATGTAATTGCGATAACGATTAAGCTACCACAAACGAATAATGTAAAAATAAAAAAGTCTAACATGTTAATCTCCTCTCTTAAATACTTCAGTGTGTTTGATTCCGTATGTTGTATAAGGTTTTCTGTCCAGTGTTTCCAAAAACTCATATGCTAATACTTCATTTGTAAAAGTTTTAACATCACGTTCTTGCATTGTTTTACTGTCATGTTTGACAACTGTGTAATTAACATGCGATAAGACTGTTTTCATGATTGCCATCCTCCAAAATGTAGATTGAAACAGAATGCTGCATACCCTGTAAGTTTTCTTTCTCTTAGGGGTACATGCTTTTTAATTATCACTTTAGGTTCAATTATTTCTTCTTCATAAATTTCTGTCGGTTTCTCAACAATATTTCTTCTGACAATTTTTCTATTCAATGAATTTTTCATATCTTCATCCTCTACCTTTATTACATACAAACTTTTGCTATCAGGATTATTTTCAATGTATTTTCTTGCACGTTCATTAGCAATGGACCAAAAGTGACTAGGTTTAATATTAAATCTGTCCATTATCGCTCTTGATGTATCTACTGCTAAGACTTCATTTCCGCTATACAAAGCATAAATATTAGGCATCTCTTTTCCCCTCTCAATCATTTGTATATTTCAATAGCTGATCGTGATTGTTTTTCAAAATCTTTTTGAGCAACCAGGCAACGAAGTTCATATTCGTCGCCATTAGCCCAATCAATCATTTTTAAAGCGTATAATTCAGAACAATTTAATCTGTTCATTATGTCCTTAACTGTCATTTTGAATTCCTTTCATACGATAATCGTCACCGTTCATGTCAAATCTGTGAGATTCACCTATGATTCTGCTAAATATTCGTTGCCACTTTTTATCTCTACTCATTTCAGCAGCAGTCAAATTTGTTGTGTAGATATTGTGCTTTCCTAATCTCATTTCAATAATCTCAAATAAATTTTCAAGAGAGTGATTTGATTCACTCACACCAATATCATCAAAAACCATCAGATCCACATCGTTTATCAAAGATTTAATTTCCAACTCGTTATAATCAGATTTTTTATCATAACTACTTCTAATCAATGACATGAGTTGTGCGACATTCATAAACAATACTGTGTATCCTTTTTCTTTTAATTCATGAGCAATTCCATAAGCTAGATGCGTCTTACCAGTACCATATGTGCCATGTAAATAAAGTGAAAAAGGTTTTTCTTTATCAAATATCTCGACATATCTATATGCTGCATTCAATGCTTTTTTTAAGTTGTCTGTTTCAGGAAGATAATTATCTAGTCTTGCTAACTGTGTCCTTTGATTCACTAATGACTTACTAAATATCTTGTTAGCTTTATTTCTTTGAATACGTTTGAAATGATTCTCTTTTTGTTTCTTTGCTAGTGCTATCATTTCGCAGTCGCATCCAACTTTTGTTGTGCTACCATCTTCAAAAGTTGCTAACGTATAATTGCGATCACACTTATCACAATGTAAATCTTCTGATTTAATTATTTTAGGTACATTATTCGGTACTCTTTTCATACTTTGTTCAAATGGATTCATGAATACCTCCTAATAAACATTTGCATATGGATTGTATTCTTCTTGCTTATTGGCTTCTGCACTGTTTAAATATGATTCAAAGTTCTCTGAATTAAATAGTGTCTTTGGTCTTAAATATTCGTTCATCTTTGAATCATTAATCCATTGACTTACTTTTGTATCAATAACTTTTTTAAAATCTTCTAATTCAAATCCATCTTTAATACGTCCGTTGATGAACTTAATGTTTCCTGGTGTTGCTCTAAATCTTTTCTTCGCTTTATCATTTAAATACTCAATAACTTTAGTAGCTGTTTCGTCTGATTCTTTAGAATCGGACAATATATCTTTACTATCATTATTAGTACTTTTATTATTAGTGGAGTTATTATTAGTAGTGTTGGATTTTCCAACGTTGGATAAACCTATGTTGGTTTTTCCTACATTGGATAATCCGATTTGGTTAGGTCTTTCATACACAACGTATTCATATTCTTTTAAACGACCTTTTTCATCACGTTTTCTTGTTCTAATAATATAGTTTTTTTCTTCTAATTCTTTTAATCCACTTCTCACGCTATCTCTACCATCACTACAATGTTTTACTATTTCTGACTCATATATTTGCCAATCATCAGGTCTACTTAGTAAATAAAGTAGTATTCCTTTTGCTTTAAAGCTTAATTCACTGTCATATATAGCTGTTTTGTCTAATGTTACAAATTCACTTGCTCGTTTTACAGTCCTGAATGTTGCCATTTCACTCACCTCTCAACATCTTATTTAACTTCTCATCAACATCTATCCACGAATCATGTAAATGGTATTTATCGTTGAATGATTGAATACCTATTCTGTGTTGTTCTGAATGATGTGCTCTACATAAAGCTAATACTTTATTTCCGTAATGATTTATTTCGGTTCTATTTCTTCCAGCACCTACTGTATTAAGATGTGCTAGATCAGAACCAGGCTTTCCACAGATAACACATTTACGATTAACAGTAGCGTGATATAAGAAGTTGTTATCCTCTTTCATCAAGTCACTTGTCTTATAACTCAATGGAATGTTATGCATGAAAATCCATGCTAGAATCAACTCGATTAATTCCCCTGCAATCTTCTTAGAACAATCTGATAAGCTAATTTCTTTATAGTCATTCATGATTTGTAGATATGATTGAAATACGTGTCTTAAATCTTCCTGGGGTTGTCCTGTGTAATCATAGATGTCATTCAGCAATGCAAATATCTTTTTGCGTTGTTGGTCAGTAATCTTTGATGCATCATAAATTTTGATTTCAGCTTCAACAGGCAAACCATTTTCTAGTAGTAGCAATGCATCTTTATTTAAAGACACATTGCGAACTACAACATCATATTTTCCGTTCTTTTTTTGATGGAATCTGTTTATTAAAGCCATTACATCACCTCATTAGAATGGAAGATCCTCATCTGAAATATCTATTGGCCCTGTGTTATTGCTAAACGGATTTTGTTGTGGCGGTGTAGGTTGTTGATATTGCTGCTGTGGTGCTTGTGGTTGATACTGTTGTTGCTGCTGTGGTTGTTGATTTTGTTGATATTGTTGTTGTTGATTTGCGTATGGATTTTGTGCAGGTGGTTGTTGTTGATATTGTTGTGGCGATGCTTGATTACTGTTTTTAGGTTCTAAAAATTGCACACTATCAGCTACAACTTCAGTAACATAAACTTTTCTTCCTTCTTGATTGTCGTAACTTCTTGTTTGAATTCGACCATCAACGCCGGCTAATTTACCTTTACTCAGAAAATTATTTACGTTTTCAGCTGTCTTTTTGAAACATACAATGTTAATAAAATCTGCTTGTCTTTCACCTTGTGCGTTTGTAAATGTTCGGTTAACTGCAAGTGTGAATTTTGCAACTCCAATACCACTTGGTGTAACTGAATACTCTACATCTTTTGTTAATCGTCCAACTAATATTGTTCTATTAATCATGTTTTAATCCCCATTCATTTAAAGTTTTTTGTGCAAAAGCTACTTGTTCACTTGTCATTTTTGTGTAATCTTTAATCTTCAATGATTCTTGTACTATTGAAGCTTCGCCATTATTTTGTTTAGCAAATTTCATGATATTCGCTTTTAACTGTCCAACTTCTTGGGCAGTGGCTAACTTCTTGTTTCCACTTGCTGCATTTCCATCATCGTCTTGATCAGATGTGATTCCGAAAACTGCACTCAACGAATATCTTTTTAGGTAAGTAATTAATGCACCTGCTCCCTGTGCTGTTTCTTTATCTGCTTTCATAAAAACAGGGTCAAATTCTATATATTCACCACTTGAATGCATTAACATAGTCGCTACTCCTATACGTCCGTTAGTGTCATTTAAAGCCCATTGTGTGAATGACAATCCTAAACGTGGAGCAATCTCTGTTATTGACTCAACAACGTTCTCTAATGGCACATACTTCGATTTGAAAAATGGGTTATTTGCATCCTTCAATGGTTGCTTAACTTTTTCTTGAAACTCTGCAAGTGCTTTTGATATTTCAACTATTGATTCTGATTTATTCACTTAATAAAACTCCTTTCACGATCATTCAGGTTCAACTATCTTCACTGTGTATGATGTTGGACTTTCTTCTGCGTAAGCACCCTCAATTTCTTCGCCGTTAACATCAATGACTTTTCCGTTTTCAGTTACATGAAATGCTTTACTTAAGTCCTTCTTGTTGATTTCTTCTTTGATTCTAATGAAATCATTCAAGCCACGTTCTTTAAGTTGTTCTAATACCTTACTTTCGTCACGATACTTGATTGATGTATTGCCTTTACGTGAGGTAACTTTTCCAAGTGGTGTGCTTAATCTGAATTTCTTATCTTTCTCTTTATTGATTCGATAATATTCAGTAAGCATGTACTCTAATCCAGCTTTATCATTTTCGTAAATCTTATTTTCAGCATCTTGCCATTCTTTAATTTGTTGAATCTTCTTTTCGGCAAGTGCATTTATTTCTGCTTTCTTCTTAGTGATCACTGCAATTTTTTCGAAAGCCCAATTTGCAGTGTCTAAATCATTAATCTTAAATCCTTCTTTAATAGGTTCATCAAGTAATTGTTGTTCTAAAATGTCCATAATATCCTCCTAGAATTTCCACTCTAATAATTGTGAATACAGTTTATCTATTTCAGTTATATGTGCTTCAGTGTGTTCTAACACTTTATGAAATGCTTCATCATCCAAGTACTCAAAACAATCTTCATCGTATAAATTTCGGCTAAAAACAACTTCTGAGGTTCTGTCGCAAATAATTTTTACTGCAACATATTCAGAATATAATTCTCTATAGATAGTAAAATTCATGTGATTGTAACGTTCTTTTTTTCTCGAGATCTCAATAGGTCTTGTTTCAATTTGGTTGGTTCTTGCGCCATTGCCTAAAACTTTCATATAATCCTCTTTTCTTACCTGGTAAGGATATGCTACAATCGAGATGTCTAGTAACGATTGCGCATATCTTCTAAAGGTATGTGTTTTTTTATTGCATAAAAAGCATGTAACATAGTGCTAATGTGACATAGAATAAACAAACGAAAATCGCAAATATAAATACTACAGCTACGAATTGTCTATCATTCATCATCTGCCTCCTCTCTTAATCTTTCGATTTTCGCCTCATCCTCCAACTCTTTGAAAAAGTTTTCCTCGGATTCGCTAGAATAAAGATTGTCAAACATCTGATGAAATCTTTCTACTTCTCTATCCATCAACTCACCTCACTGAACAAGCCAACACAGTAAAGTAACACTACACATACAGCTATCATGATTGAGCCGAACATTTCCATGGCAGTCATTTCACTAAGCATCATTAAGAATGCAATCCATAGATCATTCATCTCTTCACCCTCCAAAGTTTTCTCTGACTATTAACTTTTTCAAAATTTTTATCGAGCCATTCTTTCATACGTTTTGCATGAATGAGATATGGACTTCGTCGTGTTTCAGGATAGTGAACAATATCGTTTTGTAATTCTTTTTTGTAAGGTGGATAGTTCAACATATCAGTTACGACCGTTTCCCCACCAATGCGCTCATTTTTTACTAAATCATCTAGCGTCCACCACACCGGCTGTTTCAGTTGTTCATCTATAATTGATTGAAGTTGTTCCTGGATCATTGTATTTAGAACTTCCTCATTGATTAGGTTCATGATTGCACCTCCTATACCAACAATTTCATTTTGTTTAATTTTTGTTCTTCTTTTAATTTTTTGTTGTATACATTTAGTAAAGTGATTGCGAATGCATTAGCTGTTGTGTCGCAATTAGGTTTATTTTGCGTATACAATCTGTTAAATTCAGCTAAACCTAAACGATTAACAACTTTAACTAAGCGTTTGTAATCAAAATCATCACGGTACACAAATAAGAATTTCGCCATACCATCAATATTCTTAGCTTCAAAACTATGAACATAATTATCGAAAACACTTTTTAAGATAACTAAAGTTTCTTCTAAGTGTTCAGCACCATATTTTTTATTAACTCGTTCTAATGCTCTATATGCTCTAACATGATTTAATTCTCGATTTGTGCTATCATAGTCTATGAATAAACCAGCATTTTCAACGGCATTATGAATTTGTGTAGCAGCCAAATCACCTGATTGATATTTCGCTTTCCCCAAAGCATTAGGTGTTTTGGCTTTTATTTCGTTTATTTTTGCGTACATTTCAGCTTCATCGTATCTCGTTAACCCCGTATAGATTAAAGCCTCTACCATTGGTATATCCATTTGTTTTAATGCGCTCATTCTGTGTTGACCATCTATTACGTAATACTCGCCGTCTGTTCGTTGGCTAACAATGATTGATGTCAAAGCTTTAGGATTGAAATTCTTGACTATTTTTCTAACCTCCGTACTATTTACTGGTGATTGATAAGTTGTATCCGTTTTGATTGTATTAACATTTAATTTTGATGTTCTCATTTGATATATCCTCCAATTTTTATAATTTGATCAATGTTGTTTTTTAATTTGATAATCTTTTCTACTTCTAACGTTGATATAATTCTTTCAACTGCTTCAATGTCTCCTGCTTCATCTAATAGATCATTAATATGTCCTGCATAATCTACTATATTTATCGCTGCCATTTCAGGACGTTGTAATATAATTTCTTCAAGCGTCATTGCTTCTTCGTTTATTTTTACTCGTAAATCAACTTGCTCTGATTTCTTAGGACGACCAACAGATGCTCGTTTTTCCTTTTGATAATTTTTATTTTTCACTGATTGCAGTTCCTCGTACTCTCTATTAAAAGTAGATTCACCTTTGATTACTTTGTCATAACCTTCAGGATTTTCTGCTTTAACTTTTTTCGCTCTTGTGACTGTTGATTTAGATACACCGGCGATTTTTCCAAGCTCAGCGTTTGTATTTACTTTTTTCAATTGAGGTTCATCCGGTCCACAATTGGAATTTTGATATTGGTTTTTCAATAAATTCTTTCTTTTATTCTCTTTAGCTTCATACTCAAGTTCTTCAATCAACTCACTTGTGCTTAATACAATGTGTAATCGTTGTTCTTTTGTTAGATGTCTGCGTTCAATTGCTGTATCTCTTACGAATTTGAATAATTCTGTTTCATTTAAGTCATGTATTCTTGCTTCTATTTCTTCGTAGCCCATCAACTTAGCAGCATCAACTCTATGTCTACCATCAATAATTGTCATATCTTTATTGATGTCTATAGGTTGTCTGATACCATCATGTTCAACCGATTTCAAAAAATCTTTCCATTCTTGCTCTCTCATACGTGGTACAAGATCATCGACTTCTTTATTAGTATTCAACCAATCCAATTTGATAAGTTTTATTTCGTTCATGAAGTACCTCCCTTTTTTTATCCAACGGTTTTTTCTTCTTTTGCAAATAAAAATTCTATGTCGTATTCTGGGAAAAATTCGTTCTTTATGATAATTGCTTCTCCAAATTTAAAATCTGATTTACCATTGATTTTGTCTGATACGGTTTGATATCTAACTTTTAGAACGTCGGCAATATCAACTAATGAAACATTCTTTTCCTTTCTGACTTTTTCAAGATTCGTCAACATTTTTTCTCTCCCCTCTCAAATACGAATTTCGTACTTATTTTTCAAAAAATAAAGCCGTAAAAAAGGCTTAACTAAAGAATATACGAAATTTCGTATTACGTCAATACAAAAATTCGTATTTTTTTATTTTATTTTTCTTGATATACGATTTTTCGCATGTTACTATATAGGTACAAACTACAAGTGAGGTTGTTCAAAATGAGTAAAGAAGAACAGTTAAAAATATTAATGGAAAAGAAATCAGGTAGTATTAAAGCTTTTGCAAAGGAAATTGATTTACCTTATACAACTATCAGATCTATTTTAGAACGTGGAATTTATAATGCTAAAGTTGAAAATGTAATAAAGATTTGCAAAGGATTAAATATTAAAACTGAAGATATTCTTAATTCTGACACACAAACACCAACAGAAGTTGATTATATACGAGAAGAAACTGTAACTTATTATACTCCTGTAATTGAACTGCCTGTACTTGCAAAAGTTTCTGCTGGACTTCCAATATACGCAGAAGAAAATATTATTTCTCAAATCCATGTATCCAAATCCTTAATTAAGGATGGTAAAGAATACTTTGGTTTAATAGTTTCTGGTGATTCAATGGATAAAGAATTTAAAGATGGAGATATAGTTATTGTTGAAAAAGATGCGGTTATTGAAAATGGGCAAATTGGTGTTGTAATGGTAAATGGTTATAACGCTACAGTTAAAAGAGTGCGCTACAACGGTGATATGATAATTCTACAACCTGAATCTCATAATTCAGATCATCAACCACAATTTTATAATAAAAACGATAAAGTTAAATTTGTAGGTCGTGTTGTAGGTATGAACAGAAAATATTAAGGATATTCGGCTTAATGCCTTTATCATATAAAAAATATAGGGGGAAATGTTCTATGGCAAAATATACTATGAAAGAACAATTTAAAATTGGTGCAAATGAATCGAAGTATGTTAAAACATTATCACCAGAGGAAAAACAACGTTTCAAATCATTATCACGTGATGCTAAGGATGATCTTATCTATAGATTTATGAATGGTGAAGCACCTGCAGCGCCAACTGGTGAAACTAAAATTGAATCATGGTTAGCTAACAAAGGTATACACAACCCTACAAAAGTAACGATAGATGCTATACACCCATTAGTGACAGATTCTAAATTGAATTCCTTCACAAACAATTGGGCAGCTATGACTACACTAAGTATCGACAAACAAGCTATTATGAATTCTAATTTACTGCAACAAAAGCAAAACTATACAATAATTGCACAAAATGATGAAATCATTAAACAGAACAATGAAATCATTCATTTATTACGTGAGATAGCACAAAAATAAAATTAGGAGGTTAGAAAATGAAAATCAAATTATTATCTGCAACAATTTTGTCGACAACGCTATTATTAACAGCTTGTGGTGGGAATGAAGGTAAAAACGATGCGCAAACAGAACAAAAACAAAAAGAGGTTACAATTGATACTTTGATTAAATCTTTTGATGATAAAGGATTATCTGTCAAAGATGTTAAAAAGATGAGTCATGAAGATTTTGGTCCTGCACCAATGAAGTCAAAAGAGGCTAAACAATTTGTAGTCGAAAAAGATATGAACGCTAGATTGTTTTATTATGATAATGAGAATGATTTAAAAGAAATGAAAAAGTATTATGATCAATTAGGTAAAGAAAGCGCAATGTTATTTTCTCATACATATGCGAAAGGTAAATTCTTAATTCAAGCTAACGGTAGTATTGATGAAAAAGTTTTTAAAAAATATACAGATGTAATGGATAAAGAGATTAAATAAAACTTAATATAAGTCTGTCATTTTCGCAGGCTTATTTTTTATACAATTTTTTAGGAGGTACAACATGAAAATTAAAAAATTAGACAATGGAAAATGGGCTTATGACTTTCGTTATAATGGTAAACGGTATAGAAGCAATTCATGTACATCCAAACGTGAAGCCACACAGAAAGCAAATGAGTTATATGATAAAGTATCTAAAGGTTATCGTCCAAATAATCATATAACGCTGCATGAGTACTACAATACTTATCACGAAACTTACACCCAGGAAAAAGTATCAGCTAAGACATATTCAAATTATGAGCGATTAGGAAAGTTGTTAGAAACAGAATTTGGACATAAGAACATGAAAGACATTACACGATCTGAATATCAAAGTTTTATTAATGATTTAGCTAAAAAGCATGTTCTTGACGGAGTATCACGTTATAACAATTACATTAAGAAGGTTGTATTAGAAGCGATAGACGAAGGTATTATTCACAGAGATTTCACGCATAATGTAAATATCTTTTCAAAGATAGAAAGTAAAGAAGAACATCATAAGTATTACGACATGGAAGAGTTGAAGGCAGTTAAACGATATTATTTGGACAGAACACAGTATTATAAGCCATCAACTTATTTGATACTACTAATGATTGCAACGGGGGGCAGATTTTCAGATTGTATCAATCTCAAGAGAGAACATATAAACGAGGTAGCCGGGACAATTTATTTAGACGGAACAAAGAATAAAGGTGCAAAGAGAACCGTTGAAGTTGATAGAGATACAATAAAATTATTATTAGATTATATTGATCACGTACCTACTCATATTTCAGGATATATATTTACTCATGCAGGTAAACGTATATCAAATAAATCTGTAAATGAATCTATTGCAAAATGCAATAAAGCTTTAGAAATAAAAAAAGACACCACTTCACACGCATTCAGACACTCTCACGTGTCATTCTTGCTGTACAAGGGTGTTTCTATCTATTACATCTCTAAACGCTTAGGACACGCTTCTATAGACATTACAATACAAGAGTATAGTCATCTAATAAAAGAAGCTTATAAAGAAGAAGCAGAGAGTACTATAAAGCATATTCAGAGTTTATAAAACCGTGTCCATTTTTCGTGTCCACATGGTCACACTCTCTATATATCGTGTCCATGTTTGTGACCAAAAATATAATTTTATATAACTTTTAATAAGTTTAAATACCGTCAAATCAACTTTATAAGCTTATATAAGGTTTAATAACCTTATACTAGTACCACCGGTCGGGGTCGAACCGACACTCCGTGAGGAACCGGATTTTGAGTCCGGCGCGTCTGCCAATTCCGCCACGGTGGCTTAGTAAAATTTATTATTTAATAAGTATAATACTTAAAAAAATTATGGTCAAGAATTTCATCCTATTTTCAATCTATGTTCACAAATAGCAAATGACCTGTTATAATGAACGTGTAATAAAGTCTCGTCAACTTTATTATCACCAAATTTCATTTTCGTTTAATTACTTTTAACTACAGAATCCTTTCTGTAGTTCTTTTTTTATCTCTATGTATCCACATAAATTCTACGAAAAAAATAAGCATGCATCATGCAGCTTAACAAAAATGGAGCGGAAGGTAGGACTTACACCTACATCTCGAACCAGGAAGGTCCGTATTCTAAGAGTTGAAATACTCCCGCATATATAAAATTAATGGAGGCGCCAACCGGATTTGAACCGGTGATAAAGGTTTTGCAGACCTCTGCCTTACCACTTGGCTATGGCGCCTAAAGCTGGGCTAGCTGGATTCGAACCAACGAGTGACGGAGTCAAAGTCCGTTGCCTTACCGCTTGGCTATAGCCCAATATTAAAAAATTAAGGGCGACTGATGGGAATCGAACCCACGAGTGTCGGAACCACAATCCGATGCGTTAACCACTTCGCCACAATCGCCATGGCAGGGGCAGTAGGAATCGAACCCACATCAAAGGTTTTGGAGACCTCTATTCTACCGTTAAACTATGCCCCTAAAGGTAAACAAATAAAAAATGGTGGAGGGGGGCAGATTCGAACTGCCGAACCCGAAGGAGCGGATTTACAGTCCGCCGCGTTTAGCCACTTCGCTACCCCTCCAAGATGGTGCCGGAAAAAGGACTTGAACCCTCAACCTACTGATTACAAGTCAGTTGCTCTACCAGTTGAGCTATTCCGGCATAATAATAAAAAAGATGGCTCAGGACGGAATCGAACCGCCGACACATGGATTTTCAATCCATTGCTCTACCGACTGAGCTACTGA